GATATTCACACGACGCTTTAACATTAGCTGGAACAGTTCGCGCTCCCAGACGGGTGTGAGGGTACTCAGGGGCGCCACCACCAGCATGCGATGCGCCAGGCCGAGGCGCATGAGATGGTCGGCCGCATATATGACCGCACGGGTTTTGCCGGTGCCCATCGAGCTTAGCACATAACACCGCTCGCTCTCGGTCAGCAGCGCCGCCGTGGTGCGCTGGATGTCCCACGGCCTGGTACCGCACCAGTCGTAGCGAGTGAGGATAGGCGCCGGCACCGGGATGCCCACGTTGCGGGCGATACGGGCCTCGTCGGCGGCGTTGGGCATGAGCAGCATGCGCGAGCCCTGCCAGAGGAAGTCGCGGGCGTGTGGCACCGCGTTGGCCAGCCCGGCGTGCCAGGGCACGGCGACGTGGCGCCCGTCGGCGGTGACATAGGTGATCGGCATCTCGGCTGTCATCTTTTATTCCATGGTTTGAATTGCAACATCTGCCCGGGCGCCAGTCGTCCTGTGTTCCAGCTACCGTCGAAGCGGATGCAGCGGTCATCGATGGTGAGCCACGCAGCGGGTTTTTCGTGGGCGAATTCGAAGTCGATATCGGTCTGCACCGTCATCCCGCCGTTCCACTCGGTCTCTACCCATTTGGTATGTTGGAATTTTAGCCATGCCTCCATGGCCATGCGCTGGTTCATGTCCTTCGAGCGGCTGCTGTAGATCACCAGCTTGAAGAACTGTTTTGCGGTTGCTGCCCACTCAAAGAAACCTTCGGTGACGGTGCCGTAAATCGTGCCGTCCTGCCAGCCTTTTTCGTATGAATGGATCACGCCGTCGAAGTCAATGCAGATCGTCAGTTTGGAGGCGTTCATGCTTAGAATTCTTTCTTGTATAGCTCAATCGTTAGCAGGATTGCTTGATCGATGGCGAAGCCCCGCAGGCGTTCTGCGTGCCCGTCCATACCCCCCCAAGCGCCGTCGTACTTAGCCATCTGCGCAGCGAAAATCGCCGTCGCGACAGGGAGTAATAACTTAAGAGCTTCGTCGTTCATGCTCACTCCGAATTCATCTTGAGATCTTCCGCTCATACTCGGTGGCATAGTCCAGTCGGCGTTTCAGCACAGCCAGACTCTCGTCGTCGGATACTACTAAAACCATGGCGCCGGCTTCGCGTATCCGCTCCAGCGTAGCGTTCTGCAACGCGGTTACCTTACCACCAGGTTTCTTGGCTTCGATGGCGAAGAACACGCCGCAGATACACCCCAGGAAGTCCACGGTACGATTGCCGTAACCCGTTTGCACCGGCATAAAATAATAGACATGGTGTGCGTAGCTATCAAGCAGCTTCTTAATTTTAATTTTGATCCTGCCTTCCGGGGTCATGGCCATTATTCACGCAGATCCAGTAATACCCGCGATACATCCGCGTCGCTAGGGAACTCGTCCACGTTGAAGAAAGCCAGCGTGTGACCGTCGCGGTAGGTGACCACGAATTTGAGCCCTTCACTCCCGTCGTAAAGCTGCACCGTCAGGATCCTGGCAGCGGCTTTCATCGGCAGCTGCTCGATGAGCCGGTTGATTCTGCTTCGAGCTTTCGCCACGAGCGGCTGCTCCGACGCGACAACGGTGAGTGCCGGCATCGTGTGGTATTGATTGCCGTGAGGCCATTGCGCTGCGGCCGCCTGGGCGCCCATACCCAGTCCGCCGGAGGCACTCTGTCCCAGTGCGTTTGTATACTGTGCCTGCGCCATACTCTGCGCCTGTAGCATCTGGGCATTCGCCACGCTGCTGCCGGCAAGCCCCGCGCAGGTCAGGTCCGCGTACCCGGGCGGCGGCATGATACCGCTGGCTGCGCCCATGGCATCAATCTTTTTGTTGAACCATTCCTGGAACTCCTGTTCAGGTTTACTTGCCATGAAACGGGCAACTTGTGACGGCGCACCATTTACGGCAGAGTCCGCCGGGCTTTGGCGGGTAGTGCTGTGCCTGTCTCGCTTCCACCAGTTTTTTGACACGCGGCAGGATCTCCCCCCAGATCTCGGTGGTATCGGAGCGTTTGAACTCGGCACGCTCGATCTCACCATAGGATACAAACGCCAGCGCAGCCTTGACGCGTTGCAGCTTGGCGTCGTGCGCGAACGCGGTCACCGCAGTCAGCTGCAGCTGCGTCATGTCCTCGCTCGGCCGACCGGTTTTATAGTCCACCACCGTGGCGGTCTCGCCCTGGGTGTTCTGGTAGTCCACCACGATCCGGAACCACGCGCCCTTGCCGAACCACCGCGACGGCGAGAAGTCGCTCGCCAGCGCCAGCTTCTGCTCGGTGACGGTAGACCCCGGTGCATCCGCCAGCCTCGCCAGCATCCCCTCGTGCATCGTCATGCCCGTGGGCAGGGGCACCCCCTTGCTCACGCGGGCGTCGAACGCAGCATGGACATCGTGGCCGTACTTGAGCGCGTCGCTCTCCGGTTCCTTCACCGACTTGTCGACGTTGTAGGCGAAGTACCGACGCGGACAGGTTTCATAGTTTTTGAGTACGCTGTAGCTCCAGCTGAACCCTGGCACGCTCGTTACCGTAGTGCTGCTCATACTCATAACCTCATCAAGTCTTCTAAATTAAACTTTTCCGTCAGCGCGTCTCGGATGCTGATCTGCTCGGCCGGGTCGTCGTAACCAAGGAACCGACTGTCGTAGATAAGTATATATTTCGGCACCGTTAGCCCGCTAAGAATAAACGCTTCGCCCTTCTCGGTAACGCGCCACCATCCGGCGCGTCCGCCATCGGGCCGGGGTTCCTGTGCTTCTGCGACCAGCCCCCAATGCACCAGCTTGCCCTCTTCCCGCGATTTGGCCGGTAACTCCGGAACATAGCCGAAATCAAGACCGAACGAGCGATACATGTTAATGAGCGAACAAGCCATGCCGGCGTTGATCTGGCGCTTGTAGACTTTTGCAAGCTGCGTGCAGAGCGGGCATTTACCGCCGCCGTTCAGGAGTTTCCCCTTCAGGTATTTCCTGGCGTCGGCAAGTGTGTGATGTGGTCCTAAACGCCCGCTCACCATCTACCGCCACCTGTCATGGTCGAACGGGGTTGCTGATTGCGCCACTGCGCAAGCTTGGCCTTGTCTTTCAGAACAGCAGGATCGTTGGGACGTAGCGCCTGACGCGCAGTCTTTTCAAGTTTCTCTTTCTGGTTCTCCGTCAGGATCGTCGGCCGTGCCGAGTCAAGCTTGGGAACCGGTTCGTCGATCGCATGTCCCAAGGACAGTTCCTTCGCGGCAGCCATCAGTGCCACGTACTGCTCGTCGGTCAGCATACGCTGCGCCACAGCGATAAAACAACCGCCAAGGCCATTGGATACGGCCTGTCGTGCATCACGGTTCAGCTGTCCTATGAGTTCCTGGTAATGGTGATGCTGCTGCCCTAGCCGATGCCGCGCCAGCGCCAGATGCTGGTATTGTTTGTATGGCATCGTGTCCAGCGACTGTAGTGCCAGTTTTTCCATGCGTTCGCCGATTTCAAAATACTTGCGCGTCGCAACCTCTATCTGTTCGCGCAACGAGGAATAGAGTTCTTCCCACGGCCTGGCTTCCGGCGGCAGCACGTCGACCTTGCCAGTCGCGTACCCTTTGGTCGAGTCCGACGCGACACGCTCGCGGAATGTCCCGGCATCGGCAGTGGATTTATACATTCATCCCCCTTTCAGCCTCTAACAAGGTTCTTCCCCAGCCGCCCTCGCTGGCCAGCGGTAGTCCTTTCGCCCACTCGGGAACCACCATGAACTCGCTCTCCAGTACGCGATCGAAGTCGTAGACCTCACCTTCCGGCACGCAGTATTCGTGTGAGTCGTAGGTGCTCATGAACGGCCGGAACCCGGTCTCGCGCTTCACCCGCAGCATGATGTCGGTCACCACGATCCTGGCCAGGGCCTGGGTGATGTTCTCGATGCACTTCGCGCCGTAGATTTTTTTAATTCCGGAGTAAGGGCCATCGTAGACCTGGCGGCGACGGGGCGCGTTGTCGGGGTCGATCTCGGAGCGTATCCTGGGGTACTGGATGCTCAGCCCGTTGGGCAGGTAGATACAGTCTTCGCCTTCCTCGATCACCGGGATCTCGCGTTCGCCGGTTTCGTGCTTTATCATTCGATGCAGCAGCCGGTTGCCCTTGCCCCATAGCTCGGGGATCTGCCAGTACTCCTTGCGGTACAGGTCCACCAGTTCCTGTGCCTGTTCGAGCGTGAGTTCCACGCTCACCCCACCCTGGCCGATGTAAAGCGCGTGGCGGAACTTGAACGCGCCCGCGCCATACCCCAGGCTCAGGATCGCAGTCTTGCCGGTGAACCTGCGCGGCACGTCCGCCTTGGTGACGGTCAGCCCGTAGAACTTCGACGCGAACTCGGAATACACATCCCGCCCTTCAGCGAACGCCTGCACGAGGTGGGTGCAGCCGGCGAGCCAGGCGACCAGCCGCGCCTCGATCTGCGAGCTATCCCGATGCACCACGCGATACCCCGCCGGTGCCTCGATGGCGTCGCGTATCGGCGAGCCGCGCTTGAGGTTGGCGAAATTATACCCGCCGTCACCGGAGAACCTGCCGGTGTGGGCGCCGTAATACCTATACGGTACCGGCATCCAGCACGCCGCGTGGTTGATGCTCGTGCGAGCCCAGTCACTTTGCGAGAGGTTGAGCAGCGTGGCCGAACGGGTCTCCTCGATAGTGGACTTGGCACCCAGTCGGCACGCCAGCAGCGCCTGCACGTCGGATGATTGCTCGGGGTCCGCGCACAGGTCCTTGAAGTCGCGGTCGTTCTTCGCCAGCGCCCAGGTTTCCTGGCTTGTGGCGGGGGAGATTTTTTTCGGAACATTAACTCCACACGACTGTAGTAATTCCGCGAACTGCTGATTGGAGCTGAACACGCTCTTGTCGATATGCGCGACGCGAGCGAAGCTCGCCGCTTTCTCGGCGCGCACCAGGTTGAGATGTTCCGCCAGCCTGACCGGGTCCAGCTGCACCTGCGGCTGGATGAACGCGCGCAAGCTCGTATCTATTACCTGCAGCTCGCTCCTGGGGAACTTCGTTCGCATGAAGATATCAAATATACTGCGGCACAGCTCAGTGTCGTGGGCACAGTACCCAGCATAGTTATCCAACTCATCCTGATTAAAATCAGCACGCGTCTTACCCATGGCGTGCACCACCGAGTCGCCCTTGGGCGGCAGCCGGAAGAACCTTGCCAGGTTCGCCAGCGCGCTGCTGCCCAGCGTGGGGTGGGTGACGGCGCGCGCCATGCTCATGGTGTCCAGGTAGAGCGCCGGCACATGCCCGTAGTGCCATGCCAGGATCGCGCCGTCGAAGCGTGTGTTGTGGCTCAGCATGGCGTTGTTCGACCAGTCGATCGCTGCCAGCGCGCGGCGTATGTCGGACGGGAATGTATAGACCTCGGTGGGATCGTCCCCCACCTTGACCGACACCATGATCACCTCGAAGCGATGGTCGAGTATGTACTCGACCTCGCTCATCTTCTTGAGCGAATAGTCCTTCGAGTAATAGGTCTCAAAGTCTAGCGTGATTATCGCCACTGGATCTCACTCCGGTCGTAAAGGTTAGGCACGCCCGCACCGGACGTGCAAGCATTATGTTGGAGTCGTCAGGCGCTCCCACTGGACGATCTCGGCAACCGGCGCACCCAGGGTATTGGCGACCAGCCCGCCGACGGGCGCCAGCAGGCTCGCCGCCGTAAGCACCGTGTCGCTGGCCTTGATGTACTTGGCGTAATTATTAAGTATCGCGGGGTCCGGCTGATACGAACTCATGTTCCGCCGTGGTGCGCGGAACCTTTCCTGCCATGTCTTGTAAAACTCTCGATCAGCCGGCCAGTTGTTTCTTGTCGCCGCCGGATCGTTATTTATGAGCGTGCACAACATGGGCCAGATCGCCTGCAACTGCCCGACGGATCTGGTAACCTCCTGATCCAGGATTTTACCAAGCGTGAATACTATCATCTCATGCAGGCGTTGCTGCTTGGTCGCTACGGCCAGCCACACAGCCAGCTCCTCGCGCTGTTCGGAGCTCATGCCGGCTCCGGTCGCACCCGCCTCGCCGGCCCGTTCGAGCAGGTTGAAGTCGGGCACCAGATAAGAACTATCGTCCATGCTGAACCTGGCCACCTCCACGCCGTACTGGGTAGCCCGGTTCACCACCAGCCACTCGCGACCGGGCAGCGTCACCTGAAGCACGGCGCCGCGCTCCAGCTCAGGCATGGTCTCGCGCAGGAACGCGAGCCGCACCACCGTGTGCTTCTCGATCGTGTGCACGCCCTCGGAGATGTATTTCCGAAGCGTGTGCACCTTGTCGTGCGGCATCACCATGTATTGGATCTGTGCGGGCGTCAGCGGGAAATCCATTTGGGAATAGATCAACGCACGTTTGGATAACTCTGTGGCGCGCCGGCGCATGTATTCCCTCACAGCCTGCGAGATGGGCCAATTTGGCATTGTCAGCCTCCTATGTTTTTTACGACGGTATTAAACGATGTGCGCCAAGTGAAATGGACTCACCTGGCGCACACCCAACTTGGATCATAGTGACCGAATAAGCACCCGAGTCAGACGGTCAGGCGCACCACGTCGCCGAACGGCACCTCGGCGTCCGTGGTCGCAGCCCACACCACCGGATACGCCGGCGCCTCGCCGGGGAAGCTGCCCCGCAGGTCGGTGCAGTAGATCAGCGTCTCGGGCCGCAGGTCGTGTTCGAGCACATGGTCGAACACCGGCTCGAACCGGGTACCGCCGCCCCCCTTGATCCCCGTCTGGCGCACCGCCTCAAGCTCGTCCACCGAGTAGAGTTCATCCACCTGGGTAACGCGAGAGTCACAGCCGATCACCACGATGCGCCTGGGCTTCACGTCCGCCAGGATGCCGCCGATCTCGGCCATGTAGGCGGCAAGCTCGGCCTCGCTGATCGAGCCCGACGTATCCACGGCGACCACCACCGTCTCGCAGCCGTAGCTGTTGCGCCCTGGGAGCAGCACGATCGGGTTGAGCGCCAGACGCCTGCGGTTGGGCCGCTTCCAGGTCTCGCCGCGCGAACCGATCTTGCCGGTCACCAGCAGCCTTATGTGATCCCTCCAGTCGACCTGCGGCGCCAGGATCTCGTCGACGATGCGCTGCAGGTTGCCCGGCAGCTTGCCGATGGCCTTGGCGACGGCGGCCGCCCGGGCCACGGCTTCCTTGAACTCGTTCTCGTCGGGCAGATCCACCTCGCCGGTCACCGGGTCGGGTACCGGTTCAAGCACCTCGTCGAACGATCCGCCGTTCGCCTCGGCCTTGAGATCGGGCTTGCCGAAATGTTTACGACCGGAGTTATTATCCTTGGCCTGGTGGGTGGGCTGGTTCGTCTGGTTTGTCTGCCCGCCGCCTCCGCTTACCTGCGACGGGGCGCTGCCGGGGCCTGGGACGCCCTCAGGGCAGGGCTGGCCCGGTTGTGGGTTGGGTGGCGGCTGCCTGGGCGAATCCTGCCACAGGCGCTCGTACACCTCCTCCCAGAGCTCGTCGCCCTTCACACCGGGGTGCAGCAGCCACGTCGGGTTGCACTGGCCCACGCCAGTGGCGACCAGGTCGGCGTTGATCACGTAGTCGGCACACACGTTGGCGAAATTCTTATCTACCGGCTTGCCCCTGATATGGCCTGCGGCGGTATGCTGCTTGAACCGCTGCGGATGCTTGCCCACCAGATGCGCCATCTCGTGCGCGAGCACGAACACCTGCTCGGGCTTAGTGAGACCGGCGAAGTAATCCGGGTTGACGATGATGCGCCGCCCGTCGGTGGCGCAGGTGCCCACGTCCATGGTAAGCACCAGCTTACACAGGCTGTGGTACAGATTGGCGTAGAAGGGACACTCGACCATGAAGCCGACATGCGCGATCTCGATCGCCCGCGCCTGGGCCGGCGTCGGTTTCACCTCGTTAAATCTGGTCATAGGTTTCTCACTCCTGTGTACGCATAGCCTCGACACGATCGATCAGCGCCTGCACCCGCCTCGGATCGACATGCGTCACCATCATAGTGGACAGCTCGATGATGATATCGCAAAGCGCGTCGATGACCTCGGCATCGGTGGGTACTTTGTCAGTCATGTTTTGCTCCTGTAGTAAATTACTCCGCTGTTATGTGCGCCAGGGCCAGCATGTTCAGCGCCTCGACGATATGCGTGGCGTCCGCGTAGCGCACGTCATGCGCCAGCACGCGATCGGTGCGGCCGGCGCTGCATTCCACGATATCGTAGACGGCGTGGAGCGTATTCCTGTTGCCGGCATGCACCATGCCGTAGGTCACCACATAAGACCGATCGGAACCCCCATGAGCAGCCCCAGTAACATGCCTGACATCAGCCACACCCAGCGCGCCAGTCTGATCCGATACGCCGGCACCCTTATCAT